GGTTAAAAATAAATATATTGACATGTCCAGGGCTCTGGGATATACTGGGATTAACAAAGGAGAAATAATGAAGTTCGAAAAACCAAAAAAGAAAACAATTGACTGGTATGGATCTAAGGTGAGCGTCCCATTTGATTGTCAAATATATCCAGAAAAAAAAGTTGAAATAGCTAACCGGTTCAGTGGAGAAAAAACATCGATGCCTGGCTACGCCGCGGCCGTCTATGATACCATCATTGGCGCTGAGCGCTTTGGGGACTGGGACACGGTCCGGGCTGGCCTGGACTGGTTCAGAAAAAACTTTGCCGCTCAATACATGGTGGTCCTGGACTAGTGAGACTCAAAAAACTAATTAAAAAAATCAATAAAGAAAACGCGCCGCCGGGAGGATGGAGCCTTAGAGATAAGGTTACAAGCTCCCGGAGGGGTGGGCCCGCCCATAAAGAATCAGGGTTCAAGCCTTCAAGCTTGACAGTCTACAAGCTATAGGATATTATAGGATTATGAATTTAAAAGAAGCAAAACAAATAACGGGCGGCCTGAGTCGACCGTCTAAGATGCCTGGATACTCTTACAATATTCCGGCCTGGCACTGCATAACAGGGTCCAAGCTGGTCAACGTTAAGGGCTCAGTATGTGAGGGCTGTTACGCCTTAAAGAATAGATATATAATGCCCATTCAGGCGGCAGCAATGGAGCGCAGATTCAAATCACTAACAGATCCGAAATGGGTTCAGGCCATGACTGTGTTGGTGGCGCATTACAGCAAGAAGGTCCCATACTTCAGATGGCATGACTCAGGGGACCTGCAGAGCGTCCAGCATTTAAAAAATATTTTTGAAGTGTGTAACGCCACGAAGCAGGTGGAGCACTGGATGCCAACCAGGGAAGCCAAATTTTTGCCACTAAATTTTGATAGTATTCCAAAAAATTTAATAATAAGATTATCAGGACATAAAATAAATAAACCGGCGGCGGGCTTCTGGCCTTGGACCAGTACTGTGGTGACAGCTGGCAAGAGCTGCCCGGCTAGCGAACAGGGGAACCAGTGTCTGGATTGCAGGGCATGTTGGGACCGGGGCACAGCTAACATCGCGTACGGATTACACTAATGGAATTTAAACACCCAAAATATTATGCAGAGCTCAGGAAGCAGCGAAGGCTGCAAGCTCTCAAGCAAGAAGTCTACAAGCCCTCAAGCACCCGGGCGCAAGCACGCAGTCCACAAGCTAAGGGCTCAAGCCTCAAGCCTGAGTCAACAAGCTCCAAGATTCCGGAGCCAGGGTACAAGCGCACAACCTGATCCAGGGCACAAGCAACCAGGATATAGGAATTTCTGGGATGCTTAATGTGAAAGGATATTTGGTGCGGGGAACAGCGCACAAAATAGGGTTTTTTAGGGGAGGTTACTTTTAATTCTACTGTAAAAAAGGTGCCACTAGCAGAGTAACCCAAAAGATCAGGAGTACCGAATAAAGCCCAATTTTCAAGCCTTGTCCACGATATTCCGGTAGTCGCATTTTTTAATTTCTTCCAAAGTTGTCGCTCTAACATCGGTGCTCTAATTACCCCTAGAGAGAGCTATAGTTTTCCAATTATTTTATTCATCGTAGCTCTTTCTGGTTCGGCTACGAGAACTAATCTATGCGTCTCGGAGTCTCCAACTAATCTATTTTCTAACAAATTAATTTCCTTAATGTCCATCATCTGACCATTAGGAAGTTGAATCTGTACCCTTGCGTTACCGCTAACAGGGCTCATAAAAAACTTATCTAAAGCTTGTCTGAAGTGCTTTCCATTTATCATTCTGATTTGCATTATACAAGAAATATTATATAATCGCAAGATTATGCCAGGACCAAAAAAGAGACTAACAGCAATGCAAATGAAGTTTGCCCAACTCATAGTCTACGGAGTTGAAGGGAATCCTATAACTAAAACAGAAGCAGCTAAACTAGCAGGCTACTCGGACGCTGCAAACGAAGGGTCTAAAATGACCAATCCCAATAAATACCCGCTCGTGTGCGCCCACATAAGCAATTTAAGAGATGAAGTAAGGGAGAAATACGGCATCAGCTTTGAAAAACATTTAGAAGAACTCGGAAACATTAGAGATAGAGGTAAAAAAGACAATAGGAATCTGGCAGCTGCAGCCACTACTGAAATAGCTAGAGGTAAGGTAGCTGGATATTATATTGATCAAAAAATTATTCGACATGGCAAGATTGATGATATGAATCTCTCTCAACTCTACGAGAGGATGAAAACAATCAAAGAGAAAAACAAGAAAGTAATAGAAGCTAAAGAAATTCTAGCCAAAGACTCTACAGAACCAGCTTAGTCATTTTTAAAACACACCCAACCGGCATAACATTTCTATCGGAAAAAACTTCATCTTTCGTATCATAACTACTGAATGTCCAAATAAACTTTTTAGTTTTTCTAAAGAGGTAAGCATGAGTGATCATCGTGGCACATTCAAATTTATTAAATTCTTCTGCACTAGCGTGACCAGCATCACCGGTGATATCGATCCAGTCAATAGTATAAAAATAATATTTCTTTTTATTAATTATAACATGCTTATATTTTGATTTCTTCTTCCTAGCCATTCCTATGTATACCCTCCCCCTTATAAAATTGAAAATAAAAATAGTGAATCATGTGCGCGCGTCCCTTAAGTTGTTGGTATTGCTAGCTTTTTGAACAATTGTATCTTTTGTATCCAATTGTATCCTAGCAAAAGATACAAATTTGAGCGAATAAGTGTTGGTACATAACAATTCTAGCTTTTGTACCAATTGTAACCACTTTTAAAAAAAATAAAAAAAATTTTTTTTATTTTATAGAAAAAAGGGTATACATAGGGTACAATTGCAATTAATGGCTAATTTACTGCACTTTTTCATCCTTTTTTGTATCTTTATCGCCTTTTGTGTTTGGTACATTTTTATAATATTGGTCTGTTCTCTTCAAGAACTCATGTTGGTAGTCTACAAATTCTTTATCAAACACCTCAAATTTCTGAAAAAAGCCATCTTTTGAACACATTAGAATAATTCCAGACTGGATCTTCGTGCGGTGTACATAATTATGGGCCATCGCATACGCCCCAAGTTGGATAAAATAATCATCTATCCACTCCCTACGTTTAGGCTTGTTGGTTTGTTTAAAGTCTATTATACTTTCGCGTCCGTTATAAATTCCTACCACATCAGTCGCACCAGCATACAATTCTGGGTAATATAGGGTAACCTCACTGCCCCATATTTCATTTAAGTCAATTAAACCCTCACTAATTATCTTCTTCGCCATTGGCTCAGCTTCCCGGCCCACGCTCGTCAGGTCCTTGTGCCCTGTTCCCCGAATATAAGCATCGAGATAAGTGTGCATTGCCGTCCCTCTCATCGCTGCAATATCTCTGACCCTATCTGCTGCCTGGTCCCCGAGTCTTGCCTTCCAATCCGCTAATGATTTCTTCTTCTCTTCCGACTGTGTCGCTGACAATATAGTCGTAACACTCGGTAACTTTGTGTGTCCAATATCATAGTGACGTTTCCCCTGGATCAGGGACCTTTGAGACTTGGGGTATATAAATTTTTTATTCCATTTCATTAGCAAATTTCCTTACAAGTTCGTACCATCTCTTCTTCCAGTACTCTAATCTAGTTTTATTCCACATAATAGCTGCATGGTTTATTTCTTTCATTTTAATACTCCGTTATACCATCCCAACAAAAGAGCTATTCCAATCATAAATATAAATAGATAGATCAGAAATTTTAATTCTCCATTATATTTCATCCACCCCATCCTAACGCAGCACCAAGTACGATTCCGATAAGCATAAGAGGTATCACTATGGTAAGTGGCCATAACTCTAAAATTTCTAATATAAATTTTTTAGTTTTCTTTTTCATAAAACAACTACTAACATATAAAGGGCTAATAAAGTCATCAAACCTAAGAAGGTAAATACAAATATAAAGATCTGGTTCATTTCCAATACTGCTCCTTTAGGCATTTCCGAACAGCTAGTAATATTAATATTTTAAAACCACTCACTGATTCCCTATAAGGGGAGTCTATCCGAAATAACGGCAATGCTAATGATGTGCATAGCGCTGTCATTTAACACTTTTGGTATGTTGCCAGATATTATTATTAAAGACTCTAATTAACCGGCTGAGTTCTATATTATATTCTTTACCTTGTTTATTGGTGAACATAACCCTGCAGTCTTCACACGGTATCTTATTTCCTTTCCAAAGTAATATTACTTCATCTTTCTTCATGTTTTTATAGCCTTTCCTCTATAGAGATAGTATCTCTTTTGCACTTTGTAGCCATTGTCCTTGCACCATTGGTCAGCATACTTTTTAATTTGTCTGGACTCCTCCTGTGCTCCTCCATGCTTATTCTTTTCGTTCGTTGGTTTGTCTAACTGATTCTTGATAACTTTCATTTAGTTCCTTCTTCTCCTTTTCTGCTTCTTCTAAGAAGTCTTTAACATGTTTAACTTTAACATCATCGCTGATGATTCCTTTTATTTTCATTTCCCACTTGGTAATGATGTCACTAATCTGTTGAAATGGATAGTTTCTAGCAACCATATCATTACGGTACTCTTTAATTTCTTTTAAGAATTCTTCTATCATTTCTTCCATTTCTTGTAGCCTTTAGCCCAGTTGTGACGATGAAGTTTGTCCCACTTCGCCCAGGCCCATGCATTAAGCTGACCGGACCAGCCTTGGATCCATAATAATATTTTCATTTTTAATTCTCTCAATGTAAAGTTCCTTTTTTAATGTCAAAAGGTGTAATCTCTACGTCAGCGGCAACTTTCATAATTTTATCATAATCTTCTTTACTTAAATGAGTCTTGTAAAGTCGCTGGGCAATGACCATTAAACAGCCCGCAATCATTTCAATAGAGTGGTGCTCACTTAGAAGCCGTACCACATGTTCTAAAATTTGTTGATAGACTTTATCTTGTTTATTCATTTAGCTCCAAATCCTCCTTTTCCAAAAACTTTTTTAGAAAAAATTTTGTCATAGTGATTGATAACCATTTCTGATTTTTCCTTTTTTACAATTAAATAC